CCTGAACCAGAACCAGAAGTGGTTGTCGAGGTTGAGCCAGAACCAGAACCAGAGCCAGAACCAGAGCCAGAACCAGAACCAGAACCAGAGCCAGAGCCAGAGCCAGAGCCAGAGCCAGAACCAGAGCCAGAGCCAGAGCCAGAGCCAGAACCAGAGCCAGAGCCAGAACCAGAACCAGAACCAGAAGTAGAGGTCGAAGTTGACCCCTATGACGAGCCAGAGCCAGAGCCAGAGCCAGAACCAGAACCAGAGCCAGAGCCAGAAGTTGTGGTTGAGGTCGAAGAGCCAGGGTTCGTGGCCCCAGAGCCTGTTATAAATGAAAATGGCGAAGAGGTTTACGAGTGTCCTGATGGATATACGTTGGTGGAACGCGCTGGTGGTCCGGTATGTCAGAAAACGTTTGTTGAAGAAAAGAAACGAGCGGGTATTGGCACACAGGCGTATACGTCTCTGGCGGATCGTGGGCGTACAGGCCCTGGTCAGAAGACTAAAAAATTTACATCAACTCGTAGATTCGCTGCATCTAGACGCTAATGAACCTACAAGCCTTACCAGAGGAAGCCTTAAAAGAGATCTTGGCCTTAACCGAGGCCAAGAAACGCTTGGACACACGGGAAAAGGCGCAAGAATATTTCATGCCCTTTGCTCACCATGTGTATGAGAACTTTATTGAGGGTAGGCACCATCGAATTATAGCTGAAAAGTTGGAAAGGGTCGCAAATGGCGACCTAAAGCGACTAATTATCAACATGCCGCCGCGTCATTCTAAGTCTGAGTTTGCGTCATATTTGATGCCAGCGTGGTTTTTGGGCCGCAATCCGAAGCTCAAGATTATTCAGGCTACGCACAACACGGAGTTGGCGGTGCGTTTTGGTCGGAAGGTTCGTGATCTTATAGACGATCCACAATATAAAGACATCTTTCCTGATACCAATCTAAAAGAAGACAACAAGGGCGCGGGTAAGTGGCAAACTGACAAGGGCGGCGAGTACTTTGCGGCTGGTGTTGGTGCTGCGGTGACTGGTCGTGGTGCGGATTTGTTCGTAATTGACGACCCTCACTCGGAACAAGACGCTCTGAGTGAGACTGCGTTCGACCATGCGTACGAATGGTACACTTCTGGCCCCCGTCAACGTCTCCAACCTGGCGGTGCGATCATAATTGTTATGACCCGATGGGGTAAAAAGGACCTGACAGGGCGTTTATTGGCTGCGCAGGGCAGCGATATCATGGCAGACCAGTGGGAAGTTGTAGAATTTCCCGCGATATTGCCGTCAGACAAGCCATTGTGGCCTGAGTTCTGGGAAAAAGACGCGTTATTGTCGATTAAAGCGTCGTTGCCTGTACAAAAATGGAATGCGCAGTGGCAACAAACGCCGACAAGCTCGGATTCTGCGATAATTAAACGAGAATGGTGGAAATCTTGGGAAAAGGAGGAGATTCCGCCAGTCAAATACATCATTCAGTCCTACGATACGGCGTTTTCCAAGAAGGAGTCGGCTGACTACAGCGCGATTACGACATGGGGGATATTTGAACCTAGTGACGGGGACAGTGACAACATCATTTTGTTGGATGCCCGACGCGGGAGATGGAACTTTCCAGAGCTAAAGGAGGTAGCCTATGAAGAACACGAATACTGGGAGCCAGACATGGTTGTGGTCGAAGCAAAAGCGACGGGTACACCACTCATTGACGAGTTGCGGCTTCGCGGTATTCCGGCACTTGGCTTCGCGCCTGGGAAGGGTAAGGATAAGGTAACCAGAATGCACATGGTTGCGCCATTATTCGAAGCTGGTGTAGTATGGGCACCAAGTGACAAGAAATTTGCTGACGAAGTGATCGAAGAAGTGGTTTCATTTCCTAATGGCGATCATGATGACTTTTGTGATAGTATGACGTTAGCACTGATGCGTTTTCGGCAGGGAGGGTTTATTTCTCTGCAAGGTGAAAACGAAGAACACGACGAGTATCGTCGTAAGCGGGAGTATTACTGATGGCGTTGCCACCGATTGTAGATTCTGGGATTAGCCCTGAAGACATGATGCCGACAGAGGCGTCCGTTGAGGTCCCTGTTGATGACCAAATAGAGATGTTTCCCAACGGAGCCGAGGTTATTCCTGATGGAGACGGTGGTGCGATCATAGAAGCCCTTGGCGAGATGATGTCCGAGGGACCAGAGGAAGATATTCCACATAATGCCAACTTAGCGGAGTATTTAGATGATGGTTATCTTGGGGAAATTTCGTCAGATCTTCGAGCGTCTTATGAAGAAGATTTGGAATCTCGTTCAGAGTGGGAAGAAACATATACAAAAGGTTTGGACCAGCTTGGTGTCCGGTATGAAGAACGTAGCCAACCGTTTGAAGGAGCTTCTGGGGTCACTCACCCGCTGATTGCGGAAAGCGTTACACAGTTCCAAGCTCAAGCGTACAAAGAGCTGTTGCCGTCAGGTGGTCCAGTTAAGACGCAAATTGTTGGTCTACAGGACCAAGAGCGTGAGGATCAGGCCACACGCGTTAAGGATTTCATGAACTACCAGATCATGGAGGTGATGGAAGAGTTTGATCCGGACATGGATCAGTTGTTGTTCTACTTACCGCTGTCAGGTTCTACGTTTAAGAAAGTTTACTTTGACGAAGCCAAGCAACGTGCTGTCGCTAAGTTCATTCCAGCACAGGATTTGGTTGTACCGTATGCGGCGTCTGATCTGCAAACAGCGTCACGGGTTACTCATGTACTGCGCATGGATGCGAACGAGGTTCGTAAGATGCAGATCGCGGGGTTCTACCGTGATGTAGAGTTAGGTAAGTACGATGAGGACGAAAATGAAGTACGTCAAAAGGTAGATGAACTACAGGGTACGTCTCGCACGTACACTGACGAAATATATACGATCCTTGAGATGCATGTAGACTTGGACCTAGAAGGGTTTGAGGACATGGCACCGGATGGGGAGCCGACTGGGATCGCTATTCCGTACATCGTAACGATTGACGAGGGATCGGGAGAGGTCCTTGCTATTCGCCGGAACTTCGCAGAAGGCGCAGGACTAGCGAAGAAGACACAGTATTTCGTGCATTACAAGTTTATGCCAGGTCTAGGCTTCTACGGTTTTGGCCTGATCCACATGATTGGTGGCCTTGGTCGTGCGGCAACGAGCATCCTCCGGCAGTTGATCGATGCAGGAACTCTTGCCAATCTCCCAGCAGGATTCAAGGCTAGGGGCGTGAGGGTTCGTAATGACGACGAGCCGTTACAACCGGGCGAGTGGCGGGACATTGATGCACCTGGCGGGAACATACGGGACTCGATCATCCCGCTGCCATATAAAGAACCTTCTGGTACGCTAGCACAGCTTCTAGCAGCCCTTGTAGAGGGCGGTAGACGCTTTGTTTCGCTTGCTGACCAGCAAACTGGCGATGCAAACGGACAGGCCCCTGTGGGGACGACTGTGGCTCTCCTAGAGCGTGGCATGAAAGTTATGTCCGCTATTCACAAACGGCTTCACTACTCCCAGAAGCAGGAGTTCCGTGTATTGGCGCGGATCTTCCGTGATAACTTGCCTGCTGAGTACCCATATGAGGTAGAGGGCGGCAATCGCACGATTATGGCACAGGATTTTGACGAACGCGTCGATGTCATTCCTGTCAGTGATCCGAACATATTCTCGATGGCGCAACGTGTTACGTTGGCCCAAACTCAGTTGCAGCTTGCGCAAAGTAATCCCCAGATGCACAACCTGCACTCGGCTTATCGTCGAATGTACCAAGCTCTAGAAGTTCAAAACATTGACGAGATTCTCCCTCCTCCCCCTCAACCAAAGCCGTTGGACCCTGCCATCGAGAATGCCCGTGCATTGATGGGGGAGATTTTAAATACATTCCCCGATCAAGACCACGATGCGCACCTTCGCATGCACTTGACGTTTATGAAGACACCTTTGGTTATGACATCACCACAGGTTATGGGTACGTTCTACGCCCACGTTATGGAGCATGTGTCACAGAAAGCGCGTCAGATGGTTATGAACGAAATCCAACAGATCATTTCCCAAGCACAGCTAGCCGCACAGGGTGGAGCAATCGACCCACAAGCAGCGCAAATGCAGATCGCAGAAGTGCAGAAGAACATGCAGGACCCTGGTCAGATGGAACAGTTGGTGTCTATGCAGATGGAAAAGATCATGGCGGAAATCCTTCCGCAGTTGATGCCGACAGGCAACGACCCAATGAACGATCCTTTGGTACAAATTCGCATGCAGGAACTGGCACTGAAGCAGCAAGACTTGCAGCGTAAGACGGAAGAAGATCAGAATCAAATGGTCATGGAAATGCGCAAGATGCAGCAACGTGCAGCTACAGACTCGGCTCGTATTGAGAGTCAAGAAGACATTGCGGAGAACCGTAATGATGTGAATCGCGAACGGATTGACGTACAGCGTCAGGCCATGGAGCGTAGAAATGCCTCTTAAATCTGGAAGCTCACAGAAAGTAATTAGTGACAACATCCGTACTGAGATGGATGCAGGCAAGCCACGCAAGCAGGCGGTGGCTATAGCGTTAAGTAAAGCGGGTAAAAGTAAGTACGCTAACGGCGGTTTTGTTAATCGCCGCTTTAGTCCTATTGCCCGTCCTCAGAGATTCTCTGGAGAATTTTAAATGAGGGCGTGTCATGGCTATTCTGGAAACCATTGCGGCAGCTAACGCAGCCTATTCTGTAATTCGCACATGCATCCAGAATGGTCGTGAAGGGGCCGATCTCATGGCGTCTGTGGGAAAGTTTCTTACAGCGGAGGAAGACCTCAAAGATGCAGTTCAGAAAAAGAAAAACAGTCCACTCACTGCTATAACGGGCGGTGCTGAAGGGGATTGGGAAGAGTTTCAGCAACTCGAAAAGATTAAAGAACAACGTAAAGAATTAGAGTCTTATATCCGTTTGTATGGAAGACCTGGCCAATGGGATAGGTGGATCCAGTGGCAAGCTGAAGCCCGTAAGCAGCGGCAAGAAGCGAAGAAAGCTGCAATGAAGAAACGTGAAGAGCAAATAGAGTCTATGCAAGTAGCCGCAGGAATCCTCTTAGCTGTTACAGCGTGTGTTCTTGGAGTTTACTATCTAGGTGTTTATTTGGAGCGGTGGTAGAGCTTGTTGAGATCAGACAAGGAGTCTGGTGTGTATACAAAAACGGAAAAGTTGTTATAATCACGACGCACAAGCGTATAGCGGAGCATTACTATGGCACACACAATTCTGGATGATTGGAAAATCTTACCGCGTCTTATGATGTTGGCTGTTACCATCCTGACGTATCAAGCAGTACATTGGTTTATGTCATTGCCGGATCCTTCTGTTGCACAATCTGGACTCGTATCTGTCTGTATGGGAGCACTCACGGGATGTTTCGGTATTTGGATGGGCAAGGAGTCTAAGACTTCGGTCACGCAAACTGCGTCTAGTTCCAAGGTGGAGTACGATGTGGACAAGTGAGGAGTTAGTCACGCACCTTATAGTGAAGTTGCTTGAGTTAGTGCTTGGCGTAGAGATGACATTATATGGGAGTGTAATGGTATGATTCAGGCATTAATAGGACCGATTACGGAGCTAGCCGGAGGTTGGCTTAAAGGGAAAGCAAACGCACAAGCAGCGGCTGCAAACTTAAAACTTGTTGAAGCTGAAGCTAAAGCGACGATCATGAAGTCGGCAGCTACGTCAGAGGCTGACTGGGAACGTCTGATGGCGCAAGGTTCGCAGAACTCGTGGAAAGACGAGTGGTTAACAATACTATTCAGCGTACCATTGATCCTTTGTTTTCTGCCGTTTGAGTGGGCGGAGAGGGCTGTAACTAACGGCTTCGCTGCATTGGAGTCTATGCCAGACTGGTATCAATACACTCTTGGTGTTATTGTAGCAGCGAGTTTCGGTGTACGTTCAGCAACTAAGTTCTTTGGTAAGAAGTAATGGAAAACATTAAGCTGCCCATAACTATCATTGGAGTCATCATCTTGCAGGTTGGTGGCTTTATTTGGTGGACTGCGCAGCAAGCGGCAACCATTGCTGATTTAGAGGAAACCGTAAACCAGCTTGGCTCAAAGATGGCTATCGAAGATAACGTCAATCTCAAGCGTGACGTAAAAGACGCATTTATGGAGATTGAGTATCTGTGGGATGAAACCGAAGAAATTTGGGAAGACCATGAACAGCTTGCTTCTACGATAAAAGCAATTACCACATTGCAACAGCGTGTAGCATTGCTTGAAAACGAACTTAAATACATCAACCGTGACCACGAGGGGATGTTTGATATGAAAGGGAGCATGAAATAATGGCTTACAAACTAGGAAAACGTAGCGTGGAAAAACTAGAGGGCGTTGATGAGCGCATGGTCGCTGTTGTCCGCCACGCTATTTCGGTGACGAAGCAGGACTTCTCTGTGATTTGTGGACTCAGAACCATTGAAGAGCAACGCGCGTTGGTTGCCAAAGGTGCGAGTCAAACAATGAAATCAAAACACCTAGATGGTATCGCCGTAGACCTTATGGCCTATGTGGATGGAGGCCGTTGGGAGTTGAATTTGTATGATGAGATCGCAGACGCAATGGCGGAAGGTGCCCGTGCAGTTGACGTTCCGATCCGTTGGGGTGCGGCATGGACTGTGCCAAACATTGCGCAATGGGATGGCGACATGGAGTCTGCTATGAATGATTACATCGACACTCGTCGCTCACAGGGCCGTCGTCCGTTTATCGACGCTCCACACTTTGAACTTATGGTATAGGAGGCCGACATGGCATCAGAAACACGCGGCGGTCGCGCCAAAGTAGAAGGAACAAAACGTCGTAAGATGTACAAAGACATTGAAGACACAGTGTCCGAGGCAATGAGCGACGACGATAAAAATCCTACTTCTTTGAAAAACACACTGAAGGGGCGTAATAAAGGTCGTGACCCTAAACCAGGCAAGCTCAATAAAAACTACAACGAAACGCCTGACATTCCAAAAGATCCAGGCGGCGGTTTTGGGTTTAGAAACCGTATACTAGGATCAGACGGTCGAGGCGCATCTGGCAGTAAACTTGGTGTTGGTGCCTCTCAAGGCGGATATGGCACAGGTGTTGGTGACCCTCAGACAGGTCTAACTCGTGGACGCCAAACAGCTAAGAACGTAGGCCACAAGGTTTTTGCTTTGGGCGGTGAAGTTGAAGTTCGCCCTGGGGATGTTCGAGACAACCCTAAACGTGGGAAGTGCTACTAATGGCTGGGATTATGATCACCATCATCCCTGACGGAATGCCAGTGGATCAGATGGAAGAAACAGAAGAGGGCTACACATGCCCTCTACCTACTCAGGATGAAGAGCTAAACGCAGAGAACCGTGAGATGGCGGTTGAAGAGCATAACTACCGTGAGCCAAACACGGGAGTGTCTTTCCGCTCTGACCAGGTGTGCGGAAGCTGCGCGATGTTCAACCAAACAGATGAAATGTTGGAGTGTCTTGGAGACGAGTCCGGCAACACAGGGTATTGCCAGAGCCTGAAGTTTGCTTGTATGAAGGAAAACACATGTGATGAGTGGGCAGAAGGTGGTCCAATCACATCTGACTTACAAGAGGAATACAAGGACAACCTATAATGGATGTTGTCGATTTGGCAAAATACCTGTATAAGAAAATGGAGGAGCGTGAGAAAGATATTTCAACCGCCCTCGCTCACGGTTCAGTGAAGGATTGGGAGCAGTACAAAATGTCTGTGGGAGAGATACGGGGTCTCTCTTTCGCGCGTGAAGAAATCAAGGCCCTGCTGGAGAAAAACGTAGACGATGTCG